TGAAACACGGTCTAGCCGATGCGTTTGAGTCGGTTTTCGTACGGCATGTGTCCGGAGGAATCTCGACGCTGCAGTTCAAGTCGTACGATCAAGGCCGCGAAGCGTTCCAAGGCACGCGACAGCATCGTATCCACTTGGACGAAGAGCCAAAACTTGAAATTTACACCGAGTGCCTGCTCCGTTTGCTAAGTACGGTGCCCGGCGAGCCGAACGGCACGCTCGCGTTGACAGAGACGCCAATGTTAGGCGTCTCGGACCTGATGATTACCTTTCTTCCTGATCTCTCGCCCGAGCCAGACGCTGTCCCGGCCGCAGCGTGGGACATGGGTGAGGGAGAGGAGATAGTTGTCGATGAAAACGTGTAAAAAGTGCGGCACAACATGAGCCGCGCCGCGATTTTTTTAGATATGGATGATGTCCCTCATCTAGGCGAGAAAGAGAAAAACGCGATCCTCGCGGGCGTACCCGCGTGGCAGCTGCAGGCGAGAAAGTCCGGCATCCCTGGTCACGGCACCGGAGCGATCTACCCGATCCCCGAAGACGTGATGAAGATAGAGCCATTCGACATTCCGTCGCACTGGCCGCGCTCGTATGGGATGGATCCAGGCTGGAACTGCACTGCCGTCATCTGGTTCGCTTGGGACATAGACAACGGCTTCAATGACGCCTCCGGTCAGCGCCGGTATCCGGCGGTGGCGTATGACGAATACTATAGGGGGCAGGCCGACCCCGCCGTACACGCTGCGGCAATAATGAGGCGCGGTTCGTGGATACCTGGTGTCATAGACCCCGCCGCCCAAAAAGCTCGCGGACCCGACGGCGAGCTACTGATCGACGCCTACTGTCGACTCGGGCTGAAGGTCAGCAAGGCCGACAACACTGTCGTGTCTGGTCTGATCCAAACCTGGGACATGCTCTCGACGCAGCAGTTGCGCGTCTTCAGCACGCTGACGAATTGGTTCAAGGAAGTGCGCCTCTATCGTCGCGACGAGAAAGGCAACATCATCAAGAAGAACGATCACATCATGGATGCCACACGTTACAACGTGATGAGCGGCTTCGATGTGGCGAAGGCTCCGCCGGCCAGCGAGGGCGGCCTACCGTGGTTCAGCTGGGATCCGAACATGGCGACACAGGGTGGGGTGTGGAGCGGCTGACGCCCATCCGTGAGGTGGAGGCCGAATTCCGCAAGCGCGGTGCGTTCATGTTGGTCGATGTGAAGAGTAGGAAACTTTGGTTCTATCACTACTCGAAGGACATGATCGGCATCAAGCACATGATGGCCGCGCTGAAAGGCAGACAGGATGAGATGGTGAATTTTTTAATTTCACGCGCAAGCGTAAGGGGTGAGACCAAATGAGCGTTACATTGAAGCTGGTGCACGAAGAGGGCATCCGGCTGCGACAGCAGGCGGCGCACAAAATCGAGCACAAAGATAAAGACGACAAGGTTACACACACCTCTGTCGATTGGCGTTTCGTGAAACGCCCGGCGTCGGATGGCAAACAGGTTGAAGAGTGTCAGCAGGATGAGGATCCTCGACGCGTCGACAACAACGGCCGGAAGCTCCAGCTGGGTACGTACACCGTGCATGTCACCGCCGGCATGAACAATCTCGTCATTGAGCGCAAGGGCAAAGTCGCCCCGTTCAACTTCAAGAATGGTGCGATTCGCAACCAGGTCCGTGTCCAGTACCAGAAGCTGGTAGACACCGGACGAAAAACAAAGGATCAAAAGGCCGTGCACGAATGGAAGAACGACGGGGCTGCGAAGTACATTCCGCCCAACACGTTCGATGGCGTTTTCGTCGGTGACGGACAGCGCGCTATCGTGGACGAGATGCCGACGTAAATGACGACGAACGCAGGCGACAACTGGGATCTTATTGGAGACGTGCCGGGACAACGCGGCACGCTTCCTGACTCGCCTGGCTTCCAGATCAAGGATAACGAGGGCCTACTCTCGCGTATCCGCAATTTCTATGATGAAGGTGTCGGCGCGTGGGAAGAGAACCGCCGCATGCACTCGGAAGATTTGAACTTCATCTACAACGCGGAGGCGATGGGGCAATGGGACCCAGTAGTATTGCAGAACAGACGCGGCAAGCCCTGCTACACCTTCAACCGGTGCTTGCAGCCGGTCAATATGGTTGTCGCGGATATGCGCCAGACGCGCCCCGCCGGCAAGGTCCGGCCGTCGTCTGAGGGCGCCTCCGAGTCGACCGCCGAAGTTTTCGCCGGGCTGTGCCGCTCCATCGAGCAGGCGAGTCGCGCCGACCAGATCTACAAAGAGCAGTTCAAGTTCGCCGTCGCTGGCGGTTTCGGTGCGTGGCGCATCATGCCCACGTACATGCAGGACGATGGTGAAGGCGCGTTCGATCAGGTGCTACGCATCCTGAACATCTCGAATCCGCAGACGGTGGTGTGGGATCCGCAGTGCGCTGACGCGTGCGCGGGAGACGCCAACCGCTGCCTTGTTGCTGAGCGCATCTCCGATGAGAACTACGAAGCGCTGTATCCAGACGGCAACATGAACAGCTTCAATGTCTCGCGAGACAGCTACGGCTGGTTCACGGACAAGGAAGTGCGCATCGCCGAATACTTTGAGCGCGTCCCGCGCGAGAAGTGGATTGCGAAGATGACGGACGGCACCGTCCGTGACTACGACTCCGATCTCAAGGCTACCGAGCAACACCTCGAAGATCACGGCCTGACGCACGAGAAGAGCGGCGTCACCCGCATCGCGCGGAACAAAAAGACTGGCGCGAAGATGATCCGTAAGACCACGAAGTGGCAGGTCATGTGGGCAAAGATTGACGGCTCGACGATCCTCGAAGGCCCGTACTACTATGACTGGAAGCGCATCCCCGTGGTCCGCTGCCCCGGTCGTTACATCAACATCGAGGGGCGTAAGAAATTCCAATCGCTGATCCGTCACTCGAAGGACGCGCAGCGCAGCTACAATTCACGGTCTTCGGACATGATCGAGCGCTCAGCGCTCCTACCTAAGGCCCCGTACCTCGTCACTGAGGCGATGATCAAGGGCTACGAGAACGAGTGGAACCAGGCCAACGTCGCCTCGCGTCCGTACTTGCCGTACAACGTCGACAAGAACGCGGAGGGTGGCATGCCCTTCCGCACCCAGCCGCTCGATCTGCCGCAGGGCGCTATGGCACTCGCGCAGATGTCGATCCAAGACATCCAGGCCACCATCGGCTACTTCGACCCCGCGCTTGGCAATGCCGACGACATGAACCGCGTCTCGGGCAAAGCGCTCGTGCAACATACGAAGCGCTCTGACCTCGGGAGCTATGAATTTATCGACGGCTTCAGCTCTGCGCTGCAGCTAACCTGGGAAATGTTGGTCGATATGATTCCGCCCACAATGGACACGGAACGAGTCGAGCGCATCATCGGCCAGGATGGCATCGAGAAGATGGTCGAGCTGAACAAGGAAAACGAATTCACTGGCGACATCATGCACGACCTCTCGAAGGGGTCGTACGACGTTGAAGTCACCATCGGTCCGAGCTTCCAGTCGGCGCGACAGGAAGCGCTCGACACGCTGATCTCGTTCGCTGAGGCTATGCCGAGTGCGGCGCCCGTGATCCAGGATCTGATCGCGAAGAACATCGACTCGCCGGACGCGCAGGAAATGGCGAACCGGCTGCGGATCCCGCTGATACAGCAGGGCATCATCAAGCCGACCGAGAAGGAAAAGAAGGAAGGCGTCGGTCAACAGAAGAGCGCCCAGCAGCAACAGCAGGAGCAAATGCAGCAGCTCCAGACGCAGCTGTTGCAGGGTAAGGCTCAGAAGATGACGGCGGACGCGCAGATCGCGCAGTCGCGCGCTCACATGAGCCCGGTCGAGCAGCAGAAGATCGGCTACGAGGCCGCTGGCAAGCACCTCGCGAACATCAAGCTCGCGCACGAGATCGGTGCCGATCAGCGCCAGCAGCAGACCGACATGCAATCGGCGCAGATGGACCTCGCCGCCAAGCACGTCGGCAACTTGCAGGATCTGCAGCACGCCACTCAACAGCATCAGCAGGAGCAGGCCGCGGAGCACCACAAGACAGTGGCCGACGCACAGCGCGCGCACTTCCAGGCCAAGGTCGAGACGGATCGGCAGCAGGAGTTGCACGAAGCTGAGCTACAGCGCGCCGCGCGAGCGCACGAGCACGAGATGCGTCGTATGCACGAGAAGCACGCGCTGACGTTGAAACATCAATCGGAGTTGAATGAGCAGAAGGTTGCCGCCGCGAAGGCGTTGGCCGCTGCTAAACCCAAGAAGGCCAAAAAGGCCGCTTGATAATTGTCGATGTCTGGTGAGACCGCCTCGCGGCAGCGTATGCCGTGTAACAGGAGACAATCATGGCTTTTTCCCGTGCCGATTTGGAGAATTATGAAAAGCAACCGCAGAAACAGGTCGACGACAAGTTGAACCCGTTCCGCGGTGCCACCCCCGCCCGTGCAGCCGACGCCGCCGCAGTTGCCGCCGTCGCCGCGGGCCAGAATGTTGATGCCACTCCGGGAGGCAGCGCTGCAGCAGCAGCCTCGGATCCGTTGGTCGACGAAGATTCCCCCATCGTTGACGAAGACGGAACACTCGGCGACCCGACCGATTCGGGTGAGGGGACTTCGGACGAAGACGCGGACTCGTCCACCGCATCCGTCGACCCCAGCGATGAAACGGATCCCAATAAGGATTTGACCGGCGAAGCAGATGGCGAAGAGGCGTCACCCGCTCGGCCAGCACCGAAGAAAGGATCTGCTGAGGAACGCATAGTAGAGCTGAACGATCTGCTCGAAGGCACGAAGATATTTGGCAAGCACATGCAGACCCAACTCAAAGACGCACTGGCGGAGTTGGAGCGGTTGAAGGGCGGTGGTAAACCCACGGCCGCACAGACCACAGCTGCAGCTGCTCCTCCTGTTGTTGAAGACGAGCCGATGCCCGATCTAGCGGACGCGGATGTAGCCTTCGATAACGACAAGTATCGAGCCAAGATGCAGAAGTGGACGAAGGATCAGGCGCAGATCGCTGCGCGTCAGATCGTTCGTGAGATGACCGGCCAGACAGAGGCGGTCAATCGTCGCAAAGTAGTCGAAGAGAAAATCGCGGAATTCGCGAAGACTCACAAGGATTACACGGCGGTCGTCACGAACAACCCGATCTTGGCGCAGCATCAGCTGGGTCCAGATGCAGGTGCTGCTGTTGCTCAGTCAGAGCATGTAGCCCGAATTTTGTACGAGTTTGGCAAGGACACCGCGATGGCAATCCGCACCGCGAAGCAGTCCCCAGCCCAACAGTGCATCACCGTCGGGAAGATCATCGCGAAGATTGAGGCAGAAGTTGCGGCCACTTCAAAGAACGGCTCGAAGCCCGATGCGCAAACAGGGCAAAAGAAGTCCATCACCAAGGCGCCGCCTCCTCCCACCCCGACAAAGGGTGGCGGACGTGTAGCCGAGCGAGATGTCGTCGACCCGAATATGTCGATGGAAGAATTCGCTCGTCGCCACAGAGGCAGCAAACAGTCCAGCCGCGAGAACGCACGAAAGATGCGCGGCCTGAACTAAATAAAATCGGAAAGGAATAATGGCTAACTCACTCATCACCGCTCAATGGGTCGCACGCAAAGCGCTAGTTTTGCTGCACGCCAAGAGCAACTTCACGGGTCGCTCGAACCGTGACTACCAGAGCCTTCTGCCCGGACCCATCAATGGCGTCATTCTCGGTCAGCAGCTCTCGATCCGTCTGCCGTTCCAGTACACTCTGCGTACTGGCCCGCAGATGAACGCACAGAACTCGGTCCAGCGTTTCGCCACCCTGTTGGTCAACCAGCAGCTCGGCGTTGACATCAACTTCACCTCGGTGGAGCGCGCGATGTTGCTGAACAACTTCGAGGAGCAAGTGCTCGAACCTGCCATGGCGCGTCTCGCGGCCGGCATCGAGAACTTCACCACGGGTCAGGTCAACAACGTGCCGAAGTTCACGGGCGCCTTCAACACCACGGCAACCTACGATCAGCTGCTCCAGAACGAGCAGTACCTGACGGAAGCCTTGGCGC